ATAGACTGACCTCCACCCTGAGGGGCTGAGATAGCTACCCACGAGGATGTGGTGCACGGCTTGGAGCATCCCTGATTCCCTACAAAGATGAACTGATCAGTAATATTGATTTGAGGGTTCATATGGACATCACCAGGAATGACCTTAGGAGATGACCAGCTTCCGCTTCCATCAACAGGCTGCATTGCAAATGATAATCCAGAAGCCCGTGCTGGGCTGGAACTTGGGGGTGGTGTAGCTGTAAGAGTTAGAGACAGCGTTTTTGACTTAGCGAACTTTGTTGCGACTGAAGCAGAATCCCCTCCCGATCCAGAATATCTATACATCCATGGAGGACCCTGCCACGACGGATTTGTTCCTACAGATGTGATAGGAAACGTTGCCGTCACACCCTTCTCATCTTTAATCGTTGCGCTATAGACAGTTCCCTTCGTTATAGAGGTAGCAACCGCACCAGCATTCGGACCCAAAAACGTTGCAGATACAAGCACCGATCCGTTCCCAGCAGATATATGTCCTGGAGGCATTCCAACATCACCAATATTAATCTGCCCTGTCTGAATTCCTGGAGATATACTTACGGCTTCTGGCGCTGCGGCTTTAGCATTGAAAAGAACATACACATTCTGCGCATCTACTGCGATATCTAGCGGCATTCCCGTAATTCCTGACGGTCGCGATATCTGTTTCCAGTTGGTTCCATCGCACGGCTCCTTGCACGTATAGAAATCCCCGACTGAATTAAATCCCCACACATACCCGCCCGACGAGGCCACAATTTTGTTCAACTGTCCAGGAAGGGCACTCCACCCCACTGCCTGAGACAGCTGGCTCTGGACGTATCCTAGAAGACCTTGAGATTTAGATTGAAAGTCTTGGGCATAAGCCGCCATCTATCTCCTCTTATATACGTTCTAGATAATTTGATGTCTACAAAGAGTAATGAGCACGAGCACTCCTCCACAGCCCGCAGCAGGATCGGCTGCCCTGATGACGACAACCACAATGACTCCTGCAAGCACTCGTCTGTATCAGGGAGGAAATCTGAGAAGTCAATACGACTCCACATCGTATAATGATGTTCAGAATTCTCTCCTGGAATACGGAGCTCTTCGGGACCAGTATGTCCAGATGATCAATACAGCTCTTCGTGAACAGAATTCTGCGAAACGCACGGCCATGATGCCCAAAATCACAGCTGCTAACCAGCAACTAGTTGCCCTCGTGAACAGGATTCAGGAAGTTTACAATAAGGGTCAGTCTCTCTTATCAGCCCAACCTACAACTGATCTCCAAGATGCTTTGGATAAATATAAGGAGCAGCTCGAAGAGTTGCGCACAGATGAAGACGAGCTAGTGAAGCTAAACCGTCTTTACAGTGATAAACAGGCACAAACAACTATTCCTCAATCTACTTACTATGGCTGGATTCTGTTTGTTCTAGTTCTACTCATTGTAGTCTTTGCCCTTTTTGTCATGAGTTCGTTCCGCCAGGTTGACTCCTTGCTACCTACCTTACCCGAATTCCCTTCTATGCCCTCATTGGGCCTAGGACAGGCGACGACATCGCCGATGGTGCCGTCACTGCCGACGTTAACGTAGATGCCACATTCCCAACTGCGGTTGCCGCTGTCGTTGCAGCCGCCTTGATTTGGGGAGACCAGTATCCAATCAAAAAGAGGATGGGAAGAAGAATCAGGACAAGTCCGAATCGCAGAATGAAGGCATACCCGTTCGAGACGTTCAATGTAGGTTCTCCTGAGGCTGGCGATATAAGTTGATCATACCGCTGCTTAGCTCCGCGATATGTGTCCTCGATCTGCTGGGCATTCATAAAAAGGCCACTGGCCGAATCATAAATATCCGAGAGTTCCGTATTTCCTTCCTGATATGATTCCGTAAACTGATTCATATCACGCTTCTGGCCCTCCACCTCTTTTTGCCGCGCCAAGATCGCCTTATCAATCGCCTCCTGGGCATTCATATACGCAGTCTTGTAGGCAGTGTTGCCCGTAGACAAAAATTGAACGTAGTTGGATTTGTATTCATTGAGAAGATTCTCAAAGCCTGACATTATTATACACTCGCTACACAAAATCGGTAATAGGGGGTCGCACCCGCCGCCTCGGATTTCCTGATGATCTCTACAACATCACCAGGCTTGGCCCCGATCCAACGAGCCACAGGATCCTGCGTCCCAATGAACGGCATGGGCATATACTCCTTGTGCTTCATCGCGATCTGCGGAAGCATCGGCTTGTCCGCCTCCAGAGCAATGTGGTCCGCAATCATAGATTTGGCGATCGTGTCCATATTGATCCCGAACTTCTCAAGAAAGATCTTGACCTCATCCTCCTTCAGGATACGGTGAGCTGGAACCATACGGTGCTTGGTAATGTCGCACGTCAACTGTCCTACGTGGAAGATCTGGAGAACGTCGGAGTATGCTGAGACCGTCTGCAGAACCTTTTCGGATGCAGGGATGGGAACCACGAGAATCCCCAGGGTTCCGCCATACTGCTTGGTTAGATCGACAACCGTAGCCACATCCTTTTCGTGGATGCGAGTGCGATTACTAGTGAAGATGATGACTGAATCAATCTTGGTCACGATGGCGGGGAACTCTGACTCCAGAACTTCCTGTGTCTCCGTCTTGATCCCACGCTGGGACAGCATCAAACGTAGAATTTCATCAGTGGTCGGCATGTTCTTATTCTCTGTATGTTATTCTTCCACCCTGTAATTGTTTTATCCATTTTACATAATACAGTCCCAATGAAAAACACGACTCTTCTTGCTCTAGCGATTGCAGGACTTATTGTGGCGGGCGTTCTTCTGTCTGGGTCCCGCGAGATGTTCGGGGTCCCTGAATTTCTAGATCGGACGGCTCAGATTCGCCAAGAAACAGGCGAATTGTCGTCGTATGCCCAGCGGACAACGAACCTACGGGCACCTGATTCTCACCAGCCGCCGCGGGGGCAGGAGACGGGACATCGGGTGGGGCAGTGGTGGGGATATAACTCTCTATTTTAGAAGGATCCTTCCTGCAATCCTGCACCATCGCCCAGAAGGAATTCAATTCCTCAATATGATCAGACATCCACTTCGGATCTCGCAGAACATTCTCAATCCGAATGTTGTTCAAGGTCCAGTAAATGATACGCAGTTCATCGCCCTCTAGGGTCTTTCGCCATGCTGTGAAGTCTGTGGTCTTTGGCTTGTACTCAATGATCCCCGTATCATACGCTACAAACACTCCCTTGTGTGGCGACTCTGAGTTCGTCCACTCTGTCTTTCCACACGTCTTGAACTGCATTTCTACGTAATCGCACTCGTCAATATTTGTGCACTCCATCTGCATCTGCATCTGATGGTAGTAATCATCAGGGATTGGAGAGTCCTGCGTGAACTTGCGGGAGATGGGGCACTTGAATTCCACAAGCTTGCCCCACCGATAATCCATCTTGTCCTTGGTGAGGACAATCCCGTCGGGAGACGCACCGAGAAACTTATAAACTGGATGGCCGACACACGTGGTGTCCACGATCTCCGCTCCGCCCTGGATGTCGCCATAGATCTCCTTGGCTAGCGGCTCAAACTGGGTCCCCCACATACATGCAGTCATCATAGACATCCCGCCTCCCGCCTGCTTCGGTCCGTCCAGTTTCCGCATCAAGAGTTCTTTCTTTCCTGATGGCGTCGCTGTCTTGAACGCTTTTGTTACTTCCGAGGCTGTAATCATTTCAGATCGTTTGGCATGCCAGGCGTCCGTGCGCTGGTCAGCAACGCCGTAGTCTCGGAGGACTTTGAAGACCGATCGCCGCCTAGCCCAAACTTTACCCATGTGGGAATCCAGAAGTCGGTATACCTGTGCTTTATAGTTCTTGTAGTCATATCCACGACGCCGACAGATGGCCTTGATTCGGTGCGTGAGATGGGTACAGGCATCGAGCGGAAGTTCAAAGACATCCATTAGTTTATCCAGAGAGATCTACGAAAAGGTATTCGTTTTACGCACGACGGCGATGGCGGCGGGTACGACCGCCCTTCTTCGCCTTACGGGTCTTGCGGGGCTTAGGCTTTGATTCCTTGGCTCGAATTGCCGATTCGAGTGCCGTAACCGTTTCCTCTGCCTTCCGAACAAGCTCGGGGTTCTTCTTGTACATCTCGTGCAGCATGGTATCCTCCTTACCACTGACCATATGCTTCCCCGTGTGAGCAATGTGAACAATATCCTTCGCGATCTTGAGCTCGTGGTGGAGAGCGGATAACGAGGGCATTTGGTTTGTTATGAACCGATATATTTCTACGAGTCGTTTACAGAAAAGGTGTCGGTCATACACAATGACGACCACATCTACAACGGAAATCTCAACGCAGGAGGATTGGGTCCTTCATCGTCTCACCAATTTTTATAATCCCGAACGTCTAACTCTTCTCCGTGATATTCTGGCCAACAAGACGAACATTTCCCTACGTATTCTCGACTGGTTTGTGACCAACTATTCCAAGATGAACAACGTATCCTACATTTCCAAGGCGGGGAAGCATGTGATTGTCTATCTTGCCTACAAGTCGCATCTCAAGGCCTATAGCAAGAAGATGTTTGACCCCTTCTGTCGTCATGCCCGCATTGATTTTCAGGGAGTGTCCACCACGGTTGGCCAGCTGAACTTCTTTGCATGGGCTATGGAGGACGATGTGATTGACTACCTGTTTGAGCACCGCGACGATATCCATGCCGATATGGAGACCCGCATGAATGTGGCAGGAGGAAGCGATGCCAAGAAGGCTGCAGGCGCCGAGCATACTCGCAAGAAGCGTCATGAACTATCCCATTCGGCTACAAAGTCACTCAAGAAACATGACGTAAAAATCATGGTTTCGTTTTCGTAGTGTGAAGTAAGTAGAAATGTTATCCTTTCATCGCAAGGTTGTCTATCCTACCGATACTGACATTGCCGATTTTGATTTAGATACAGACGTCGAGGAGTACAACTACGATGGACGTCTAGTGTTTCGTGGGAATCTTGATCCCGCTTATTCGGGCGACAATGATGAGTTCCAGGTCTACTGGTTATATGACGAAAGTAATCAGCGGGTCGGTCTGGCTGAGCATCGCGGCGGTGGAAATGAGCATACATGCTACTGGATTCGTGACAATGTGTATTCCACCATGTTTCAGGAAGACGGATGGACATGCCGTGATCGCACACTCTGGAACATTATGGCTCCCTCAGCCTATGAAGACTGTATGCGCAATGGGTGGACAACTGTTGATTCTCTACGATCACGCACATCGTTGACCATTGTTCGTCCCCAAGATGTCTTAGTTTACGAACCCCCCGATGCGCTCTGTATACGGTGCGGAAGCAGCGAGGGGAAGGGACATGCTGGATGCCAAATGGAAAAACACGAGCCACGCTACGACGTGTTCTTCACATTATTTGTTGATGACGATGGACTGATCTACGTTCCTCCTGCAGATACGCGGGCTTACGGTGCTGCACTACCCACCTTACGACGGCCCTTGGCCGCTGGAGCCTTGGACTCGGAGATCTCTACGATTGTGGGCGTAGGAGCGGCAACGGGTGCAGGTGCAGGCGCGGGGGCAGGCGCTGCAGCCTCCTCCTCATCGCCCTCCTCCTCCTCCTCGTCATCTGAGACGAGTGCGGCCTTGGCACCGCCAGCCACGGGAACGGGTGCCTCGCCATCATCCTCGTCGTCCTTGAACATATCACGCGCCGTCTGACGCTTGCGCTGATGGACCTGGACATACGAGGGCTTCCACGTCAGACCGAAGCCCTGGCCGATCACATAGATGCTGCCACTCGCCACGATCTTGGCCTGGCAGCCCTTCGCGAACGTCTCCTGCAGACCGCTGGGAGGAACCACGATGTCGTTCTCGTTGGCGTCAATCACATCCATCGAGACCTTACCATCGTAGACGGGCAGCTTGAAGCGGAGCGACGGGGGATACTTACCGTTCGGGACCCAGCCATCGTTCGTCTTGTCCACCGACACCGACAGGAACTTGTTGAA